GTCAATAAATGGAGCCCCTGACAAAGATGGCACCGAAGCCGAATCCTGATAGATTGCGAGGCAACCAACACCAAACCCCGCGTCAGGAAGATCAATGTCGGTTATTGTAGCAGACGAAGCCCCACTTCCAGCATAAGTAGAGTCAAAATCAACGTGGCTCGCACCAATGACGGGGCGTCCGGTTACGCGGAATACGCCGATCAGAACCGTGGAAATGTTTCCGCTGAACGTGATCGTCACGTCTCCCGTCGCCCCGGTCGGGACATGAGCCCATGCGGAGCCGATTGACTTTCCGATGGCCGCCCCGCCCGCCGCAGAACCAAGGGTTGCCGCGACCCCGCCAATCGTCACCGACGTGATGGTCTGGCTCCCCGGAGAGTTATGGCTGATGGCGAAGATGATTTCCCGGTCGCTCGCCGGGTCTCCAAGGATCGCGCCCGTCCACGTCTTCGACGAATAGCTGCCCCCTGAATTGTTCTGAAGCAGGTATCCGATGTATTCGACCTTCGGCCTGTTTCCGCCGTGCCAGAAGCCAAACCGGCTCACGTGACTAAAGCCCCGTCCAGAGCCCATGTGTTTGTCGCCACCTTGAGCAGCGTGGCGAACCGGAGCGATTCCAGCCCGTACTTGCTGTTGTAGCTCTCGATCGTCACCCCGGAGCCGGGAGCGAAGGTGAGCTTTCCACCACCGGAACACCGCACGTCGATCTGCGTCCCCACGTCGAAAGCCACAGAAGCATTGGGCGGGACCGTGAGCGTTTTGGCGCTGGCGTTGGTCATGTGCACCACATTGCCCGCGTCACCAAGGGCAAGCGTCTGCGAGGTGCCGGTGTAGGTGTTGATGGTCCGGACGATGTTGGACTTCGTGTCGCCCAGCGCGTCGATATCGGCCTGTAGCGCGGCCTCCGCATCCGTGAGGGCCGTGGTCTGGTCGGCGAGGGACTGAGTGACCGACGCCTGATAGGTCTCGAAATCGGTCTGATTGGTCTTGGTCCCGATCTGCTTGTTGAAGTCCTCGTAGCGAACGGCGGCCTTGCCTTGGTTGCCCTGCCTCCGGGTGCCGGCGAGGACTTCGAGCTGTTCCTGAAGGACGTTGCTGTTTGCCATCACATGGCCTTCAGTTCGTCAACCGTCGTCGCCATGGCGATCTGCGAGATGTCCACGTCACCGAAGGCGTCGATTTCCCACTGCCGGGCCTTGAAGCCACCCGGAAGGCGCTTCACCTTGTTCGCCTCCGAGATGGTCGCAACCTTTTCCCCATCGGCGTAGACGCCAACGGCAATCGTGCTCGCCCCGGCGTTCGGGATGGGCGTGAGAATATCCCCAGCCAATGGAACAACGCCTACCATGTCGGACGCCAGGTCGCCGGAAATGGACCCGGCCGCGATCAGCACTTCATTCGCCGCTGCAATGGCCGCGATTTCAGCGTCAAGGGCCGCCGCCTCCTCCGAAGATAGTCCTCCGGACGCATCCACCAGAACGGCCGCGAAGTTCTGCGGCGCCCCTAGGATGAACTGCTTTGAGCGCCAATATTGCTTGGCTCGGACCCCACCAGGAGGGTCAAACCGGAAGATTGTTTCCGCTTCCGGCTCAACGAAATACAGCGCCCCTTCCTCGACATCGTAGTACCACGCGGAGGCATAGACATCGGATCGGATCAAAAACGCGGTAGAGCCGGAGGTGTCAACCAGAATTGACCCCGTAATCGCCTGACTGTTATCATCAACTGAATTGTACGACGCGACCCACCGCCCCGCAAGCTGGCCTGCGCACATGGTGCCGGGATTGAGCTTGCGCCATTCGTCCGGGCTGAACAGGTTAGAGGAAATCAGGCCGATAGAGCCATTAGATTTCACCGCCACAAGCCCCTCATGAGAGGGGTAGACGATGGAATAGCCGAGGTCGATCACGCCCCGCGCGTTGATGCAGGGATAATTCGCCTCGATCTTCTCCATCGTCATGCTTTCCGGCGTGGTGCCGGTGACGAAATAGGGATGACCCTTGGTCAGAACAGCAAGAGACGTGCCAATTGCTCCAAGCGCGACAATCTCGGTATCCGTGGTCAGCACGTAGGTTTCCGGCCACGCATGGGGGCGCCATGGCTCGCAGAAGTACAGATCCTTTCCCGAGAAAGCCGCCATCATGCCGTTGGGCATGGCCGTAAGGCCGGACAGGGTATCTACCGGAGGCGTCCAGTAGCGCGAGGGCAGCACCTCCTCAAAGGCATCAACCGCGATGCTGTCCACATAGGAGGATGTAGAGGCCGACCGTTCCGCGATGAAATAGAGATCGGTCCCCGTGCTTCCGGTCTGGCTGCGATAGATGCGCTGCTTCGTGATGTTCCGGCCAGAGGGGGTAGAAGCGAACCCCGTCAGGGTCACCGTCTGCCCCGCCTGCCAATTCACCTCAGCCGACGCCGGGCTGGGCTCCGACTCCTCGCCGAAGTCCGTCACCCACGTGTAGACGTAGATGCGAGTATAGACGTTGCCCGTTCCCGACCCGCTGGGGGTTCCAGTCAGGGCACCAGATGGAGCTGCCAAGGCCAAGGGGTAGACCGTCGCGCCAACCCGCATTTTTGGCACGCCATCCCCGGTGTAGTAGAGGCGGTTCTGCGCCACCGGGCCTTGAGCAAGACGAACCTCATCCTCAAATCCGAGCCACGTGTCTCCATATTTGTAGATCGTCAGGTAGGAGGCAATGGGGGCCGATAGAGACGACACCGACGACGGCTCATAGTAGGGCGAAAGTCCGCCGTCATCCAGGCGCGTGTTGAAGGCGGATTGCGCCGCCGTGTCCGGCAGAAGCCGGGGGATGGTGCGGGGCTGTTCACCTGAAAACGCGGTGATCTTGAGCGCCGGCATCACACCCCCGCATAAACGATGAAGTTGCAAACGATCGACGGCGGCATATTGTTATGCGCCTGTCCGCCGCCGATGCTATCCTCCGTGACCGTGATGGCTGGCGTTTCTTCGCTCGTATCGATCGGACCCGTTCCAGTCGCGAGGCCGGAACCGGTCGTCTGAACAGAGATGGCGCGGCTGATCGGGACCGTGTGCTTATGCGGCGCCTGCGTCGCAGCGACGTTGTGCTTATGCGCCGGGATCTGCGCCGTGGTCAGGGTGACGTTCTGCGCGCCACCGGAGGCGCCAAGGGTAGCGCCATCAATGCCGCTCCCCGCCGTCGTGACCCGGCCGGCGGCAGTGACCCCGCCCATGTTATCCTTGCCGACGCCTACCCGCCCGCGCCGGTCCGGGACATTGAAGGTCGTGGTGCCGTTGCCAGATGCGCTAGGAGAGCCAAGGGCGGAAAAGAGCAGGGCATAGGTGCTGCGGGACACCTCGGCATTGTTCGCCCACAGAAACCGCGCAGGGAGCGTCGCGCCGTGATACTCAAGCACCGCCCCAATGGGGATCGGGACGAAATCCTGAACCCATTCCGTTGTCGCGATCTGCGTGCTGTCGTCGTTATCCGCCGCCTTAGGCGCGCGTGGCGTCCCAGTGAAGGTCGGGCTGGCGAGATTGGCCTTCAGATTGAGCGCCGTCGTCATGTCGGAGGAGAGCGCAAATTCTGCCAGAGCCGCCGAAGTCAGCCGTACATCCACCCGTGCGCCAGAGGAGAAGGAGCGCGCCGTGGTGCCTTCCTGCCCTCGCGTGACCGTCAGCACGTCGCCTGAGCGAGCGGTGCAGCGCATGATCTCCAGATTGCCGGAACCATCCACTACGACGATTGGGCACCAGTCCCCAACGGTCAACGTCGGGAACTTGCTCCCTGCGCTGCTGGCAAGGGAGATGGATGTCACGGACGAGTTGATGTTCGCCGCGAGGAGCCCCGTGGCGTTGTTCGTCAGCTTCAAGCCCATGTCAGCAATCCTTGATCCGCAGGCGGAAGCAGGCTTCGCAGACGCGACCTTCGGCGGTTGTCGCAACCACTTTCACGTCGTTCGTCTCGTCTGCGGCGCCACCTTCGATCCACAACTTCACGACCGTGTTTGACACCTCTGACGTGTCGATAGTCGCAGTGCCGCCAGAAATCGTGTTCACAGATGAGGCCAAGGCGTCACCAGACGGGAGCCAGCGCGCAAAGTCCACGTCGAAGTCAAGCCGCTCGTCTGGCGTCTTGAAGAGGATTGTTCCGCTCATGGCTTCCTGCCCTCTTTCGGGACGACGACTTCTCTCCGCCCCGGCTGGACGCGGACGGCTCGCATAACCTTCGGCTTTTCGATGCCGCGAGACTGGATTGACTTGGCGATCATCCGCGTCTTCGGGGCTGGCTCGAACGTGCCGTCTACATCCCACTCGATCAGGGCCACACCACCGCGCTCATCAGTCCACGACCACACGGCAACATCCCCAGCATCCGCCTCTGAGCCGATAAGGGCAGTTTTCATCAGGCCCGGTCCTCAGCTCGTGGTGCAGTAGAGGGGAACGATTAGGTGATGACCGCGATTTTTCGCGTCGTCCCGCCATCGTCCGGGAAATAGCCCGGCGCCATGACGACGGCGAGGCTGTCCGCCGTCATGTAGCGCCAGTCGCGCAGCGTCTTGCTGCTGCCCGGGCGCGCTGCGACGCCCACGGAAGTCGATCGGCAATAGCGGGCGTCGTAGGCCATGGGTTAGCTCGCGGTTTGGTGGTTGAGGGCGGCTAGATGGTGGGCAGCCTTCGAGGCGTGCCGCCGTTATCTGTGAACCAGACGTAGCCCGTGATGGGAGCATCTGCGGCTGCGGTGAAGTCTCCGAAGCGCACGTTGCCGGTGCCCTGTCCTTGCAGCCAAAGATCAGCATTCGTATTGCTAGAGAGCGCACGCAACCTGGGGTGCGTCCCGCCCTGCACACCGACAAAGGCCCCGTTACCGCCACCCATCTTGAGCCCCTGTCCGCTCAAAATCCCAGCACCCATCACGTCAAACGCGAGGTTGGCATTGCTGGCGGTCGTCGGGATTTGCGAAGCGTCATCGGTCAGGATGCGCCCGTAGCCGGAAAGCAGGGACGCGACGTTGATAATCGTGCTTGTCCGACACTCGATATCGCCAATCCAGGCGATCCGGGCACCGCTGAAGAGCGCCAATGTCGAATATGGTGTGGCGTCAACGCGGATCGAGGAGTTTCGAAAGGTGAGGGTCGTGGGAGAGGTCAGATCGCTGCCGCTCATGTCCTCAGCGCGAATGATCGCCGTCTTCGCGTGGGGCGAAAGTGCGTCAAGGGAGAAGCCAGTGATCGCGCTGCTGCCTCCGCACCGAACCCGGACGCAATATTCAAGGCCGGGCGAAAAGGCCGTCTCGAAAAGGCCGGCAAGGCGCAGAGAAGCGTTTCGATAGGTTCCGGTGCGCTCTACCACCTCAACGCTGGCCCCGCCCCACGACAGGAAGTAACACCCCACGTCCGTGACAAACCCGGACGTGCCCTCGACGTAGACCGGGCTTTTTGGCGTGCCGCCACTCTGGTCCGTGTTCTCGAACCGACAACTGGCGTGGAAGTTGTTCGTGAAGGAAACCGCAGTGCCCGCCGAGCGGATCGTGACGTAATCGGAGGTCGCGCCGAGCTGGTTCAGCCCGTCCGCAGCTTCGGCATGGCCCGCCCGGTTCATCCAATAGCACATATCAAAGCGGGTTGTTTCGCTTCCGATGTTGTGCAAAGCGGCAATAGAAAATGTGCCGAGCGCTTTCACGTCTTCAAACTTGTTGTTCCCGCAAGTCGTTGTTCCCGCAGGACCAATCAAAATTCCGCTGTTAGGCGCGTAATCTTCGCTCGACACGACCGTCAGACCACGAACGTGCGCCCCACGGTTGTCAAGCATGTCAACGATGGTCTTCCCGTCGATCTCGCCCTGAATAATTGCTCCATGCGCCTCAATTGGCACGTTCCATGCTTTGAGGCCGGTCCAGTTCACAGGTTTTGTGACGCGATACAGGCCAGGCAACAGGACGCATCGCTGGCGGACCATCGGCAGGGTGGACGAGTAGACGGTGACGGTCGCGGCTTTGATCGCAGCCCACCATGCGCTCAGGGCGTCGGCATCGTCAGCGGTCCCGTTGCCCAAGGCGCCGAAATGGCCGCTGAAGATACCTGCCGTGGTGGATAGCTCCCACCACGTCCCCGCCGCGTCCTGAATGGCCATCGGCCCCGAGCTGGTGCCGCGCACGTAGACCGCGCGGGCGCCGAGGTCGCCAACGGTCGCGTAGCCGGAGACGGCGAAGCAATTGAGCGGGATCGTCGTCGTCGCGATCTGCGCGCGAGTGATCTCAAGCGTGATGACAGGCTTCGTGCCGGCCGCAGTCAGGCGTCCTTGTGCATCGACCGTGAAAGTCGGGATGGCGGCGCTGCTGCCGTAGGCGCCCGCTGTAACCGCCGTATTCTCCAGTGCCAAGGTCCGGTCGCTGGAAAGGTCGCCGCCCCCTGAAAGCCCTGTTCCGGTCGCAATCGTGCGCGTTGCCGGGGCGGCACCTACATCCGCCGCCGTGATCCCCATCGCCGCCTTGAGATTGGCGAGCGTCATGCGCCCACCCTTACCGGATGAATCGTGCCCGATCACATAGGAGAGCGTCCGCGCGACGGCGTTCTTGATGTTCTCAACGGCCATCAGAAGAAGCTCGCTCTCGTGCGTAGCGGCGCGTTCTGCTGTCCCTTGCGGGCGGCAACAGAAAGCCGGTCTAGATCGGCGTCGAACCGCTGCACGAAGGCGCCCCCGAGCTGCGGATTGGCGAAGTCGGAAGGCGTGCTCAGGATTTCACCGATTGCCCCGTTCGCGATGGCCTGCGCATACTGGTCCACCATGAAATCCGGGAACTGGTCCGCGTCATCGGAGGGCGCCAGCACCAGATCGAACTTCAGGGCGCCACCTTGCGCGGGAACAACGCGCACGCTGTCCGGCTCGGTCTGCGTGATCCATCGCGCGCCGGAGGATTCGGTGTCGTCGCGCCAGCCGAATTGATGAGCGTCAAGATAGGAGGCCGTCACCGGCTCCAGCTTGTTCCCATCCAGCCGCGCCGCGATGATTTCGAGGATGTACGAGCCCTGCGGCGCGCACAGGATGTCTTCGCCCGTATCGGGGATGGTGAAGGCATCCGCCATGCGCCAGAGCTTGGTGCGCTGGCAAAAGGTCTTCCCAGCGTCCCGCAGCTGGGAGAGCGCCAGCACTTCCGGACAGGCCGGGGCATAGCGCAGCACCCTCGGAAGGAGGCTATCGATGTCCTTCATGTGCGCGTGACCCTCTGGCGAGCGTTCGGGCTGGCGTCTGAATCACCTTGAACCTTGATCCCCACGGCCCCGGCGAACTGCTGATAGTGCAGCCCGGCCCGGCCGGCGCCGCCTTCAAGCGCGTCCTTCGAGTAGGCGCGGTACAGGATGAAATCGAGGAGCACGACGCCCCACGGCTCGGGAAGATCGATCGCGGTCGCATAGGAGCCGATGGCGTCCACGTCGCCCGTGGCGGTGATCGCGGTCGGCAGCGTGGAAAGGACGGCTTCGACGATGCCGGTTCCGTCATTGCCCGGCCACACGTAGAATTCGCGCGGGTTCTGTTCGTCGAAGACGTACTGCCGAACCTCTTTCTTGTAGGGCGTGTCGCTCGGGTCGTGCCAATTCGGGGATTGCATGTCGAGCAAGTCCCGCTGCACCACGCGAACAACCCGGCCCCCAACGCGCGGGGAGCCCGTAGAGGCCAGATTGCGGGTGATCCGCAGCAGGCGGAGGTGGCTGGCATTGGAGAGCGCCTGTAGCGTCCCCTCTGCCAAGGAAAGGTCATAGCTCACGGCATGGGCCGAGGGCTGGGCGAGGACAATCGCCTTCATCCCGTCGTTCAACCAGCCCACCAGTTCGGGGAGTGGCCAGCGCACGTGATCTTCGTCCTGAAGGACGGTCGCGGCGCGGGACAGGATGTCGGAGGCGAGCATGTCAGGTCAGCCGCTCGATCAGCGTCGCGAGGCTGGTCTTGGAATGGGGCTTGCGGTCGAACTTGGCTTCGTAGAGGGCCGCGAGTTCGTCCCACGTCTTGCCTGCAAGGGCGTCTGGCACTCCGGCCGAGGTGCTGGGCTCTTCCGGTTCGGCGGGCGGCTCCGGCTCTACGGCTGCGGCCTCCGGGGCAGGCGCGCTCACAGCTTCCGCCGCGCGATAGACGCCGGTCAGGGAGAGGAACGCCGCCTGGTGCTCTTCCCGGTCCACGTCGCACACAAGGCGACCATGGGCGTCGGCGCGGAACACGTACACGTCATTGGAGATGGCGGTTTCGACCGTCCCGCTCACCTTGGCGATGCACTCAATGAGCATAGACCGTCTCCATATGGAAAGGGCGGCCCGAAGACCGCCCTTTGGGTTGATACCCTGTCAGGCTCACGCCGTGGCGTAGAGGACCGTCAGGCCGAGTTCACCGGCCGCGCCAGTCGCCGCAGCAGTGGCGATCTTGACGCCGATGGAGCGATGGTCGCTCGTGGGGGCGACGCGGAAGGCGGTCTTCAGGGTGGGGCGCACGACGCCGCCCGCCTGCGCCGTGGTGGCGCCGGAGAAGAACTCCGCACCAACGGTGCGCGTCCCGCCGTCGCCCACGGCGCCCGACATGATGCCCACGTCCAGAGCAATGGCGGGGGAGCCGCCAGTGTCCAGATCGTCGGTGTCGAGGATGATGTCTACCACCCGGCAATAGGCCGGCAGGACAGCGATTTCGATAATGTCGTTCACAGTGCCCGCAATGGACGCAGTGACGGCATACGAAAAGCGCTGAGCGACAACATCGCCCGCTTCCTTCGGATAAACGATAGGAAGCTCTCGCGTGGCGTACTTGGAATTCCAGACAGCCATTTGACTATCCTCCTATCAAGCGTTGGGATCAGCAGCGTAGGTATCGATGGCGAGAACGCCAAAGTCCTTGCTGTTGAAGCGGGTCTTCTTCACGCCGACGATGCAGCCGGCGGTGACAAGGTGCTCGTTGCCGGCGTCCGCGTCCTCTTCCACCCAGGTAAAGCGCATGCCGCCCGAGGCAGGAGAGCCGTAGGCAACCACGCCAGCCTGACGCCCCATGAACAGGGCGCGCGCGGCGGGGAGGTTGGTGCCGGAGCCGTAATCAGAGAACCGGATCACGCTCTCATGCGAATGCAGGATCACGTTCTTGATCATGCCCAGCCCACCCTTGAAGATGGGGTTGTTCTTGCC